GTCCGGCGTCGAGGGACGGGGCGAGTTGACCACCCAACCCGCCGACGACGCCCGACGCCATCCACAGTCGCCCCATTGTCCGCCACCGCGCCTCGGTGGCGACGATCCCGTCGCCTTGTTCGGTCGGGTACACGGTCAGAAACGCCATTGGCCTAGACCCTTTCCAGTTGCCGGACGCGGCGGTCGACTTGCGCGGCGGCCCGGAACAACGCCAACCCGCCCGCCGCCCCCATCCGGGGGACAACGTCGACGGGTTTGTCGCCCTCGAGGTTGACGGCGACCTCGCGCACAATGTCGGTCGTGATGAGATCCCCAACCCGCACGGTCACAATGTCGCCCACGGTCCACCCGGCCGGGAACGATTGCGCCGCCGTGTCGACCGGTACGAACGTGATCGTCGCCGGCGTCACGCCCCGGGCCAACACTTCACGGCCGGCCCGGGCGAGCTCGCCGGCGTCGTTCGTGTCGCGCCGATCCCCGAACGCCTCGACCCGGCCCCAATCCGCGACCGACGTCGCGTCGGCCGTTTCGACGATGGTCCGGGCCGTCCCTTCGCCTTGTCCGGCAACGTACACGTAGTTCGCGGTCGGCGCGTCGAACACACTCGTCGACCCCTCGAGCGTGCCGACCTCGACGGCGAACAGGGCGTCGCGCACGGCGGGGACGTACACGTCGAGGGCGAGGTCGACGATCCGCACGCCCAACCCGGCCGCCTCCGCCGCCGCGATCACGAAATCCCCCAGGTTGTCGTAACGGGCCGACAAGGTGACGACCGGGCCGGCCGGCGCCGGCGGCGGGACGGTCAACCCCTCGACCCGGCGGGCCGGCGTCGCCCCGGGGCCGGCGTTGACGTCGACGTACTGCGCCAGCACGGTCGACGCCGCCCCGGTTCGCACGTCGTAGGCGGTCGTGTTGTAGGGCGGGGCGGCGGCGCCCGGTTGGGGATGGGCGAGGCGCCGGGTTAGCCACACGAGGTCGTCGACGCCGGTCACGACGAGCTCGTCGCGGTCCGCCGTCGCGTTGCGTTCGATCCGGGTGACCGGCCCCGACCGGAACGTCGTGTTGTCGACCCGTACGACGATGCGGGGATGGTCGAGGGCGGTGAGGGCGTCGACGGCCGGGTTCCCCGTCGCCGGGAGCTCGAGCGTCCACGTCGACACGGCGTTGTAACGGGCGATGAGCTCGAGGCGCGTGTACAGGTCGATTTGCGCCACCCGGACGCCCGTGCGATCCGCGACGTACAACGTCCACTCGCTCACGCCGCCAACCATCCCCGCCGCCACGCGAACCGGACCGTTGTCGCCTCGGTGGCGTTGCCGAACCCGATCGACACCCGGTTCGGCCCCGGGATCAACGGCCACAGCGACGACGCCGGCGTCAACCGGTGGAACGCCGACGCCCCGTCGACGGTCACAGTCTTAGATCCGGGCCGGGTGTCGATCACGACGGCCGATCCGCCGCCGATGTGTCCGGTTAGGTGTGTGACCTTGCCGGTTGTCTTGTTCGTCATCGTGAGCTCGTCGCCCGGGCCGGCGACCGTGACGACCGGCCAGGCGTCGACGTCGCCCTCGTTGGTGATGACGACGTCCGCGAACACGTTGGACGATCCGAGCACCAACGGCAGGAACGGGAACCACGTCGCGGACGTGTCGCCTAGACGCACCGTCAACGACTGTTCGACGCCCTCGGTCCAATACGGGTCGGCGGCCCGGAACACGAGCACCGGGGTCGACAGGTTGGCGTAATCCTCCGCCAACGTGTCGAGTCCGGCGTCGTACACGCACACGATTTGTCGGCCGGCCCACGGGCCGTCGACGACGGCGAGCACGCCGGCGCCTTTCGTCGGGTCCAACACGGCGGCCCATCGGCGGAGCTCGTCGCGCTCGAGGATCGGTCCCGGGCCGGCGACGGGGACCGTGATCGTCCGCACGTCGTGACGCGCCCCGCGCCAACGCCCGCCCGGTTGTTGGGGGACCAACGCGAACGCGTTGACGACCGGTGGCATCATCCGGCCCCGCACGTCGACGAGGGCGGCGATCGTCACGGTTTCGCCGGCCGGGTTGCGGTACTGCATCGTTTCGCACGCCAACGCCGCGACGGCGTCGACGACGGCGGATCCGGTCACGACGCGCCGGCCATGAGCTCGAGGCGTCGGAACGCCCACGCAACGTCGGCGGGGTCGGCCCGCAACGTCTGAATCGTCAGGTTGTACGTGCCGCGCCCCGATTCCTCCGCCACGATCCGGCGGAGCAACGCCTCCGGGGCGACGACCTCGGTCCCCGCTTCGCCGCCGACGAACAGGGTCGGGGACGTGAGCACGCCGCCGGCGGCGAGCGTCGGCAGGTTCGGGAAATCAATCGTGAACCCGCCGAACCCCTTCCCGCCGACGCCGGGAACCCAGTCGGGGATTTCGACTTTCGGCATCGTGAACGACAACCCGTTCCACGCCCGGATGACGGCGTTGATCGGCGCCTTGATGGCGTTGGCGATGCTCGAGGCGGCCGACGAAATCGACCCGACAACCCCTTCGATGAACCCGGCCAACGCCCCGAACTTGTCTTTGACCCAGTCGTAAACCTCGGTCGCCGCCGCGATCGGTAGTTTGATCGCCCCGACGATCGACCCCATGAGCGTCGCGATCGACCCGCCGGCGGAGCTAATCGCCCCGACGATGGCCGACCACTTGTCGGCCACCCACTGCCACACGGCGGTCACGCCGTCTTTGATCGTGTCCCAGTTCCGCATGATCACCAGCACGGCGGCGCCGATCGGCCCCGTGAGGATCGCCAGTAGCAACGGCCAGTTCGTCTTGACCCAGGTGAACACGGCTTTGATGGCGCCCACGACGGCGTCCCAGGCGGCTTTCGTGGCGGCGACGATCGTGTCCCAGTTGTTGATGATCAGGTACGCGACGCCGGCGATCACGGCCCCGATGGCGATGAACGGGGCGGCCGCCGCCAACGTCGCGATCGCGGCGGCGCCGGCCGACGCCGCCCACGCGATGAACGACGGCACCAGCACGGCGGCGATCACGGTCCCGAACCCGATGAACGCCGCCACGAGCACCGTTTGGTTATTGCTGATCCACGACGACAGGGCGTTGAACGCCGGTAGCAGGTAGTTGTTCAACGCCGTCACGACGGACGTGATCACCGGGAGCAGCACTTGCCCGAACGCCGCTTTCAGGTTCTCCGTGCGGGCCGCGAGTATCCGTTGTTGGTTCGCCAACCCGTCCGACGTCCGCGAGAAATCGCCTTGCGCCGTCGTGGTCTGTTTCATCACGAGCGCGTACGTTGCTTGTGCTTTCGCCGCCGCCGTCAACGGTTGGTTCCCCGTCTTGAGCCCGAGCGCGAGCGCTTCCTGTTCGATCGCCGCCGCGTTGATCGCGACGCCGAACTTCTTGAGCGGTTCCGTCTCCCCGGTCAACCCGGACCGCAACGCGTCGAGGGCTTGGTCGACGGGGACGTTGTTGAACGACGCGAGGTCCGACGCCAACCCGACCAACGATTTCGACATGTCGGCCGCTTGCGGCCCGGGGATCCCCAACGACACGGCGAGGTTCCCGTAGGTGGCGGCCGCCTCGAGGGCCGCTTGTGTCGACAACCCCATCGACTCCGCCGCGTTCTTTGCCCACGCCTCGACGCCGGTCGCCGCCTCCCCGAACACGACGCCGACTTTGGACACGGATTCGGACAGGTTCGACGCCGCGTCGACGCCCTCTTTCGCGAACGTGACCAGTTTCTCCACCGCGAACGCGCCGGCCAACGCCCCGCCCGCCTTGACGGCGAAGTCCTTGAGTTTCGATCCTTGCGCCTCGACTTCACGGCTTGATTTCTGGAGTCCGGTGAGGTCCCCCAGGAACCGCACGACAACGGTCGGGCCGGCCACCAGCTACCGCCTTGACTTGCGCGCCCGCTCGAGCGCGGCCGCCTCCGCCCGGGCGTAGCGAACCAACGCCGCGTACTCCGCGTCCGTGAGGGCGTCGACGTCGCGCGGGGTCATCCGCCAGAACCGGCAGAATGCGGCGAGCTCGTCGAGGCGTCGGCGTTCGTAGGGTCCACGGCGGGATCCTCGAGGATCGCCACGACGTCGCCCGCCTGCTCCCACGTCACGTCGTGGTACCCGTCGCGGCGCAACTTGAGGAACACGACGGTTTGCATGGCGTCGGCCTCGTCGCCCATGAGGTCCGACAGGGACCGCCCCGTCACGGCTTTCGCCAACCGGAGCTCGTTCGGTGTCATGCGCGGCGTCGTGCCGACGACGACGGCGTCGGGTAGCGGCCGGTCCCCGTTGCGGACCACGGCGGGCGGCGGCTCGAGGGCGGTCACGCGTCCGGTCCCGTCCACACAAACCGGGCGATGACGTCGTCGAGCGCTTCCGCGTACAACCCGACAGAGTGCGACGCCTCGGCGTAGGCGGCGGGGAACACGTAGCGGCCGTTGCGGACGTAGTCGCGCCTCGAGGCGTGGGGCCGGTTCCGGGATCCGCCGAACTCGACCCATCCGGCGTACGGCTTCGCCTTGTTCCCGAACGCCACGCCGTACCCGGATTGCGCCTGTCGGGTCCGCACACTCCCGGCGAGGCGACCCGACACACGAGGCAGGGCGGAGCGGGCGGCGGCGGCGACCGGTTCCGCCGATCGGCGGCCCGCCTCCCGCAACGCCTTACCGACGACTTTCGTGTCGACGTCGGCGAGGCGCTTTATGTCCCGGGTGAGTTGCTTCAACCCGTCGACGGCGACGGTCGGCGTCGTCACGCCGGCGCCGGCTCGAGCGGGGCGGCCGCCTCTTGCGCCAACGGCAAGGGAACGATGTTCTTCGTCGGGGTCCCGACGATCCCCCAGTCGAGGTCAATCGACGACACGTCGCCGGCGTCACCCGAAATCGGCGCGTACGGCTTCGGGACGGTCATCCCCGTCCACTCCGGGTTCGTAGCGGACACGGCCTGGTCGCGGTAGGCGATCACCCGGAACGGGACGGCGACGCCGCCGTCGACGGCGGCCGACAACGTTTCCTCCGTCGCCCCCGGGTCAAACGATTGGTACAGCGTCGCCTTGAGTGACCACTTGACGGCGCCCGGGTAGTCGAGCGTCCCACACATCGTCTTGAGCTCGACGTTGGCGACGTCGGGTGTGACCTCGATGTGGTTCAACAGGCAGGCGAGCTCGCTCCCGTCAATCTCTAATCCTCCGTTGTCGAGGATGACGGGGCGGTACTCCGTGGCGGTAGGCATGGCGGGTCCTTTCAACCGGTGATCGTGAGGGCGAGGGTTGCGGCCAGGTAGGCGCCGCCGGCGACGTCGACCGGCGCCCAGTCGCGCGCCTCGACGACTTGCAACGACGCGCACACGCCGCCCAACGTGCGGTCCGCCTCGAGGGCCGCTTTCACGGCCGACCGGGCGACGAGGTTGTCGAGGGTTTGTTGGGCGCCCTCGTCGCTAGTGCGGCCGGCGAGCAGGATCACGCCGACCTCGAGCGTGTCGCGGCCCATCGTCGTCGCGTACGTGATCCGCCCCGGGAGTCCGACCACGGCGGCGGGCGGCTCGAGGGAGTCCGGCAGGTACGCGAACGCGCCGCCCTCGAGCCCGGGGTACCCGGTGAGGGCGGCGGCGATCGCCTGTCGGACGGCGGTGACGTCCACTACGCGATCCCCGCCTTGCGGTAGGGACCTAACAGACGGGCGACGTCGGGATCGCTCGAGGCGATCCGCACAACGCCGGTTTCGGCCCACCCGACCGTCCCGTCGAGGGAGTCCCGCCGCCGGAACAGGCGCGCCGCCAACAGGCGGGCCGCCTCCCGTACCGGCGACGGAACGTCGGGGTCGGCGTACTGGTGGGACGTGACCTCGTCGACCCAGTCGACCGCGGCCGTCGTGTCATCCGCGACGAGCTCGTCGAACGTGTCGCCCGTCGCCGGGAGGCGTAGCAACGCCTTGACGTCGTCGGGAGTCGGCCACGTCGCCATCGTCTCAGGAGCTCGAGCTCGAGCGCTTCGACGACGTCGGTTCGGCCGGTTCCGCCGGCGGGGCGGTCGCCTCGAGGGCGATCGGGGCGAACGGGTCGGTGTGACCAACCCGCACGATCCCCGCCGGTTGCCGCGGCGCGAACGCCGCGAACCCGTACACGCCGACCTCGTAACCCAGGATCGAAACCTCGAGGGCGCGGATCTGTACCGGAGCTCCGGGGGATTCCATCGTCCGGAACGCCCCCGACCACGCGACCATGATGGTTCCCGGCGGCGCGTTGGGGTCGACGATCGGGGCGAGCCCGAGCAGGTTGCCGGCGCCGGCGGCGCCGCCCCCGAGCGACGTTTGGCCGATGGCGTTGACGGGGCCGTTGACGGCGGCCGGGAACAACGGCCGGCCCGTCGTGTCGGTCAACGACGCGATCGCCGCCCACGAGTCGACGGCCAACACGACCCGGTCGGCGGGCCGTTTGACGCCGGCGAACACGGACGCCGCCGCCCCGGTGAACGCCGCCACCCAGTCGCCCGGTTCGGGCGCGGTCGGCACGGTCGGGCCGGCCGTCCCCGCCGCGATCGCCGCCAGTAGGGCGGCCGTGTCGGTTTCCGTGGCGTACTCGTCCGCGAACAACAGAAAGAGCTCGTTGAGGAAGTCCGGGTCGGATCGTTCGATCGCTTGAATCGACACGTTGTCATAACCGGCGTAGGTGACGACGTCGTACGTTTGATTCCCGATCGTCACCTTGCGCGTCGCGACCTCCGTCTTCTCCGCCGCTTGCACGCCTACGGCGGGCCGTTGGGTCACGACCGGGTCGATCACTTGCATACCGGCCGCCGGGAGCGGGCGGGTCGACATTCCGGTGATAAACGGCCGGGTCGTCGTAATCACGGCGATCACGTCCCGGGTGTAGGCAGGCGGGACGAACCCGGGAATGTCGCCGGTGATGATCGTCGCCGCGGCCCGCTCGACCTCGAGCGACCGGTTGATCCGCTCGACGGCGGCACGGTCCCCGAGCGAACGGGCGCGCATCACGTCGAGGATGTAGTGACCGGCCGACCGGTAGACCGGCTCGAGCTCGCCGCCGTCGCCGCGTGGGGCGGGACGGGACGGGCGGCCCGGGAGGTCGGGGACGTCGTGGGCGGCCCGGTCGAGGTCGGCGGTCCGCTCGACGAGGGCGTCGAACTCCCGCAACGGCACGATTTGGGCGTCGAGGTCGTCGACCTCGGTCCGGCGGCCCCGCACGAGCTCCATTTCCGGTTCGGTGAGGTCCCGGCCGGCGGCGGCGGCCGTGTCAGTCAACGACGTGACGAATGAGACGGCGGCGGCTCGCCGCTCGAGTAGACGGGTCAGGTAGGTACGCATGGGCGGATCCCTTTCGCGAGGAACGCGGAATGAGGCAGGGACCGGCGGCCCGTCAACCCCTTGACGCCAACCCGGCGGAGCTCGTCGACCGGGGGAGGGTTGGTAGCCCTAGCGGAATCCGGCGCGGACGTTACCCCACGCCGTCGAGCCATGCACGAACCTCCGCCAGATTGGGGACGGTCGGCGTCCTCGAGCGGACCGCCAACACGGCGGCGTCGTCGAGGGCCGGGAACGGCGTCAACGCAATCTCGCGGAGGCGGAGGCGTTCGTGACGGACGGCCGTGTGATCGTCGGACCACAACGACCCGCCGTCGACCAGTTGTGCCCCCAGGGACGCCGCTAGGACCTCGTCGCGGGCGAGCTCGAGGGTTTCGTCGCCTAGGACCGTCTTAGACACGGACAGGGTCGCTAGGAGCTCGCGGCCGTCGTCGGTGTACCCGACCATCCGCCCCACGACCCGCGCCGGCGAGTGATCACGCGTCACCTTGATCGCCCGGTACTTGCGGTCCGGCTCGAGGGAGTCGTCGAACACGCCCCGCACATACGTTTCGGCGTAGGCGCCCAACCAATCCTCGACGTCGTAGGGCGTGTCGTAGCGCACGACCCGGAGGTCAATCACCCGGCGGACCGGGTCGACGTCGCGGTCGACGACGGCGAGTTGACGGACGATCAGGTTGTCGGTCATAGCGGAACCTCCGCGGGGACAGGGACCGGGCCGGCCGTGACGGCGGGCGGGTTGGGGTTGGGGACCGACGTCGTCGGCGTCGTCGACCCCGCCGGCGGCGGCGGCTCGAGCGTGTTGGGCGGGTAGCCCAACGCCAACCGGCCCTCCGCCGTCGTGAGGATCCCGGCCCCGACCGCTTGCACAATCCCCGGGATCCGGTCGGCCAGACGGCCCGCGTAGAGCTCACGCGTGTCGACGACGGCGTACCGGCCCCGGGGTAGTACCCGGTCGGTCAACGCCGGCTCGACGACGTCGACGTACGGTTGTAACCCGAACTGCAACAGGTCGAGGCGGCGGTCGACGGCGTTCGTGTACGTGAACGTGTCCGACGTCGGCCCGTCGATCGCCCACGCCGGCAGGTTGAGGAACCGGGCCGTTTCTTGAATGGCGAACTGTCGCGACTCGAGGGTTTGGGAGTCCTTCGGGTTGACGACGACCGGCGTGATCGTGATGCCACCCGACAACACGGCCGGCGTGCGGGTCATCATCCCGTGGGCCGCCAACCACTCCGCCTTGAGCTCGATGGCCTTGTCCGGGGTGAGTTGTTCCGGGTGGGTGATGACGACGGGCGGGATCCCCGATTCCGACCAGAAACGCGCCGCGTACAAATCGGCGGCGATCGCCGCCCCCAACACGCGCCGCGCCGACCACAACAGGTCGAGCCCGGCGTGAGGTCCCGGGAGCGGGGACCGGCGGAGCTCGATGATTTCCTCGTCGGCAAACGGGAGGTTCGGGCCGATCCGCCACCACCGGTCGCCGCTCGAGGGCGGCGTGACGATCCCGGGGTGAACACACACGAGGGCGGACGGCCGGCCGGCGTCGTCGAGGGCGGCGGCGACCCAGTACGAGCGGTGATGCACGGCGAGCGTGTAGTAGGTCATCCACATGAAATCGCGGCGGGACAGGGCCGGGTTCGGGTGCTCGAGCACCGGCGACGCCGCGATTTGCGTCGTCCCCCGCCACTCTTGCGTTTCGCATCCGGCGAGGGCGTCGGCCACCAGGAACACGCCCCGCCAGAATCCCGACAGGGTTAACGCCTCGTCCGCCGTGATGATCCACGGGACGCCCGGGTTGTAGTCGTCCGTGGTCGCCATCCCGCCGGCGCGGACCATGCGGGCGGCGGCGACGAGGGCGGCGAACCCGGTGACGGCGGTACCGGGCGCGGCGGGAGCGGTCGCCGCCTCGACCGTCGACCGGACCATCGTTCTCATGCGGTCGATCCGGCCGCCGATCCCCACATACGAGCGCGGCACTAGCCACGCATCGTGTCGCGTCCGTCGCCCCGGGTCAACGTTCCGTTAATAAATGTGCGGGTTCGGCGGCGGCGGGGCGGGGACGTAGGCGAGCCACGACGCCAACACGAGGGCGATGGCGGCGTCAATCTTGCGCCGCGATTTGCCTTTCGACAAGGTCCAACCCCGTTCGCCCTCGCGCCGCACCGCGCCGACGATGTGATCGGCCAACACGGGATCCCCGTCGTGAGCGATCACGCCGGCCGTGATGGCGTCGAACGCGTGTTGACAGGCGGGGACCATCCGTTCCGGCGTTTGGGGGACCTCCCGCATCGGCAACCCCTCGTCGAGCAGCATTTGGGCGGGGACCTCAAAGAACCGGGGATCATAGGCGAGGTCCCGGATCCGGTAGCGGCCGGCGAGGTCCCGCAAGAACGCCATGACCTCGATGTGGTCGATCGCCAGACGACCCGGCGGCGGGTACCAGACCCGCGCCCGCACGACGACGCGTTCGTCGACGATCCCGGCCCACACGACCGCCGTCGAGTCGTTGCGGAGGGCGACGTCGATCCCGGCCCACACGTCGACCCCGTCGACGAGCTCGAGGTCGCTACGGCACGCCGCCCATGCGCCCGTCGGTAGCCACGATTCCTCGAGGGCGGCGACCCACTGATTCAAGTGATAGCGCCGGAACTCGTGTTCCGGGATTGCCGGGTCGAACCATGCGTCGTCGATCGCCGCGAGTTGTTCGACGCCGGCGCCCGGGTTCGCCGCCGCGATGGCGGCGTGACGTTGGGCGTCGTCGTCGAGGTTGTAGGACCCGTCCGCCTCGAGCCAATCGACGAGGGTCCCGTCGACCGTGAGGTCGCCGGCGTCGATCGCCCGCCCCAGGTCGTACGCGTCCTCCGCGACCGACGCCTCGCCCCGCAGTCCCGCCGTCGTCGACTCGAGCGCCCATCCGCCGCCCCGTTTCGTGAGGGCGGTCCGTAGCACGATCAACGGTCGTTTGCCGTTGCCGGTCATCCCGTGGGTTTCGTCGACGAGCAGGAACGTCGGCAACGACCCCTCGTTCGTGCGGGCGATGGCGGCGACCCGGTAGGCGGTCGCCGCCCACGGGAACACGCCCGGACGACTCACGATCCGCGTGTCGAAACACTCAAACGCCGGCGCCAACGGACCCCGCTCGACGCAATACCGCAACACGCCGAACGCCTGGTTTGCCTGCTCGAAACTGTTTGCCAACACGGGGACGTCGGCCGACACACGGGGCCGCCCTCGAGGGCGGCCGTCCGGACGCCACCCGGCGAACTCGACCGGGCCCGCGAGCTCCGCCGCCCCGATCCACGCCGCGAGGGTTGTCTTACCGTCGCCTCGAGCTCGACCCCGCACCACTCGACGTCGACGCCGGCGGCCGTTGCGGTCGAGCTCGTAGTACCGGTAGACGGCGGCCCGTTGGTCGAGGCGGAGGCGGGCCGGTTCGCCGGCGAGCTCGCCCGGGCCGTGAACACAAAACCGTTCGATCCACGGGGCGACCAGATACCCGAGCGACGCCGGCGGATCAGGTCGCGGCGGCGTCGAGGGCGAGGGTTCGGGGATCATCGTCGACGGCGTCGAGCTCGAGTAGCGACAGTTGACGACCTAGGGCGGCCGCCGCCGCCCCTTGCGCGTAGGTCGCGCCTAGGCGGAGTTGCGCCAACGGCGTCAACCCGTACTCCCGCTCGAGCTCGAGGGCGCGGGCGTTGACCCGGTCGAGTGCTTCCCGGGCCGGGTTGATCCGCCATTGACCCTTAGACCCGCGGGTCATCACGTCCTTTCGGGCGGCGACCGCCAACACTTCGGCGTCGGCGTAGTAGTCGAACAGGCGCCGCAACCCGGGGAGTTTCGCCGCCGACACCATCGTCGATTCCGGGGTCGCCCAGAACGCCGCCCAACGCTCGACGATCGCTTCCGGCCACGCCTCGTCGGCGTCGGGAACCTCGACCGTGTCCGGGGCGACCAGGGTCCCCCAGTCGGGCCGCGACGGGGTGTGTCCGGTCCGTTCGTCCGCCCGTTTCCGCGGGGTAGGCACGCCCCCACGCTACCCCCGGGCGTCGTCGCGTCGTCGAGCTCCCCCACGCATCCCCCGACCCGGGAGCGCCCCAGGATCACACAACCCGCCTCCGGAACCCCGGACGGCGATGCGGGGCGGGTCGACGAAAGA